GGGCTTGATTTTTAAACTGCCAAAGCTTGACCCCTTGTTCTTGGGGAAGTTTTTGTTGGAGGTCTTCTATTTTCTCTGCGCCAGGGGCAAATACGAGTTGACGCTGAAACAGAAGCGACGATTCTGGAAACTTATCCATGATTTTCAGTTGAAGATCACCAATCTTACTTTCAATAAAAAAAAGATTAGGAAACTGAATTTGGAAAAAGACTTGCTTAACGGTTGAATTTGGAAAAACTTCGGTTATTGGCATGTGTTCTCCTGTACTTCAATTCTTAACGAAATAAACAATCGAAGCCCTAACCGCCTTGTGAGACGTTAAGGCCATGGCTATTCGTCGCACACGATCTTTCCGCCGTCGAACGAGAGAGCCTTATTGATAAGACATACATCACAATTAAACCTCCTGCCTTTCTCGTTCTCGCAATCTACGCAGGTCTGCCGCAGCGCATCTACGCACTCTTTCAACTTCTCCCCCCAGGCGGAGAGAGGTAAGGGAGTGCGGATGACATCAAATCTACAATCTGCCGCTCCCTGGCAAACATCATCCCAGCATGTGAGACATTTACTTTTCTCCACCCATATGACGGCAGGGCGAAGGGCGAAGAGCTCGTCGAGCGCCACATACTCGCACCCGGGATGCTTAGTGGACGCATAAATAAAATCCCTTAAAATTTTTGCCGCTTTCTCTCTCAGATCGTTTTTCATGGCTTATCCCTTCCTTTTTTTCAAACTCCCTCACCGCCTTCTCCGCCTCCTCCTCCGTCACACCCTCAAAGAGAAGGGCCAAGAAAACCAAGCGGGCGTGGCGGCGCTGTTCGGCGGTCATAATTCCCCCATGTTCGTTTTGAAATGCCACTCTAAAACCTTTACGACTTGCTTGGCTACCGCTTCCACAACCGGGGGCACCACTGCATTGCCGAACTGACGATACGCCTGCGTGTCGGACACCACAATCGGCAACCTGTCAGGAAAACCCATCAGACGCGCAGCTTCCCGCGGCGTCAGTCTCCGAGGGTTCTTGTTGCCTTGAGGAATGAGAATTTCCGATCCGTCCTTGAAATATCTAGCCGAAAGAGTGCGGCTTACCCCGTCCAGATCAACCATTCCGTAGCCGAAGCCGTTTCCCTTCTCCTTATGGCGCTGTGCGTACTCCTTTAGATAGCCCCACAAATGATCGCTCAGCGTGTATCTTTCATCGGGGTACGATTCCAGAATATCTCTGAACTTCGAGCAACGCTTTTCAGGCTCCTTCGGGAAATTGAAAGGCGGATCACACCCGAAAAGAAAGCTGTCAAAACCAACAATGATTACCCGTTCCCTATGCTGTGGTACCCATGCCGCCGCATCGATCACTTTAGTGAAAATCCGATACTTCATTTCCTCCAACGTGGTGCGGATCACTTCCCAAGTCCGCCCCTGGTCATGAGACTGTAGATTCTTCACATTTTCAAGCATGATGACCGCTGGCCGTTTGATCCGGATAATGGCGGCAAGCGTGAAGAACAGATTTCCCTGCGTGACGTCTTTGAATCCATGGGGAAGTCCCAACGCATTCTTTTTCGAGACCCCCGCGATTGAGAACGGCTGGCATGGAAACCCTGCCGCAAGCACGTCGTGGTCCGGAATCTCCGAAGGTTCGATCTTGGTGATATCTCCCTTTGGGACCTCATTGAACCAAGCATTGTACGTCTTCTGAGAATAGCGGTCCCATTCAGAAGAAAACAGACAGCGTCCGCCAACCGCCTCCAACCCGAGCCTGAGTCCCCCGATACCTGCGAACAGGTCTACAAAGCTGAACGGTAAAGAACGTCCGGCCCCCTGTTGTGCTCTATCCGGTTGTGCCGGAGCGCCCTCAAAAAGTGGAAGCCTTTCGTCCACGTCGCATGCCTTCGTGAGCAGCGAGAGAAGAAATTCCTGCCGTGAAACCTTCAGACGGTCGCATTCTTCGCTGATCCATGAGCGTAACTTTCCCGAGATATCGCGTATAAGCATCGAAGTCATTAAAACCCTTCCATTTCGCCGGGGGGACATTTTGCTATCACACGATATCAGTATTTCCCAGTGGCTGTCAAGAAAAAGAATCGCGTTGAGATATGTGTCTATTACCAAGCCCACAAGGCGACCGCCCCCCCGCTACCCGCCCGCGTTCGCGCGCCCTACGGGTGCGTGCCCACGGGACGGGGATTGGAAGATCAGATATCTCGCGGATAATTGCACCCGCGATCCGCTCAGGTGTAGTAAGGTCGGCGAGATCAATTCTACTTATCGTGATCACGTTTCTCCTTTGCAGCTCGTTCGCTTAGGGTTTTCATAATGTTGCTAATTGTCTCGCGATCCTGCTCCGAGAGGTTTTTAAGTTGACGGAACATTGCAATGACTTCAGGTTTTTGATCCGCCGCTTCGGGGTCCTCGCCGACCAGGTATCCGACCGATACATGAAAGTGGTCCGCAAGTTTGGTTAGTGAATCGGCACCAGGGTTTTTGTTTTTGCCAGTCTCCAGTTCCCATATGTGGGCCTTTGAGGAACCGATCGCGTTAGCCACCTTCTGTAAGGATTCCCCTGCCCGCATCCTTAGTTCTTTTAGCCTTGCGCCCAGGGCTATGATTTTCCCGCTCCAGTTTTCCACACCAGTACCTCCGGCCCCAAAGGCGGAGCATTCGGCACGTGCTGTACCTCTATCCCGTGAGCCGCCAGTTCTTTCGCCTCTCCGATGGTCAATTCGTCAATTTTCATCCTTCTTCCTCCTTTTTGCTTCAACGCCCTCCTTTCAGGACGGAATAGGCGAGATAGCCCTACAAATATTCAACTTCCGTAACATACGCTGCATTGATGCGGGCCATTATCTTGTCGCCAGCGTGGATTTCAAACCATGGCACTTCGGAAAACTGCTCCGACTCAAGAGCAACCGTGATCTCGGTGACGCCTTGGATCCCTACGATATAATCAGCGCGACAATCCTCTTGGCAGTAAATGCTCTTTATGGGCCGATCATTTTTGTCAAGCAACATACTGTCCTCCTTTTATGCGGCGTAGGTCGGTACGCCGGTTATAGATCGCTCGTCCGGTTTACAGCGGCATGTCGTCGTCTTCAAACGTTTCGTGTTCGACAGGAAAATCGTCGTCTGCCGGCGGATGTTCATCCGGCGCGGTCGCATCAACTTCAAGTTTCTTGCCATTGGGATAAATGCTGTCGAGATTTTGGAAGTCCCCGTTGTCCTCCCAAATCGTTTTTACCTTCATACCGAGAAGGGCGTCGAGGTCGAAATGCATATCGGGCTTGGCGTTGTTCACTAACTTGGCGACGTATTTTTTGTACAAATTGCTTTTCTCCCCAAGCGAAAACGACATCCAGCGCGACCGATGCGGATATTCATACCCGTCAAGGGTAAAGACAAGTCTGACGGCCTCAGATATCCGGTCCTCTTTCCCCTCGAACCCTTTGAATTTGTGGGTATCGTCGTACTCGATTTTGCTGATAGTGCCCGTGATGAAGTCGCCGCACGCGACTTTTTCAAAGTCGGTTACTTTTCTTACCGGCGGATAATGACTCATTTCTTACCTCCTTTAAGGTCTATTAATTGTCTTTCTAACTCAAGAATCCGTATTTTATATGGTTCGGTTATTGATTTTGGAGAATGGCTTTTTCGCGGCATTGCAACTAAATTTTCAATCCTCCTTTCTTTCATTGTCTCGCTTCTGCTTCTTTTCCTTGTCCCAATAATAGGATTTGCAGGCGGGGCATCTTCTGATTTCTTCGCTTCGGGGGAACCATTCATGTTGACACCTCTTGCACATTACTTTTTTTAGAGTTACTTTCATCCCTTAGTGTACCCCTTATAAGTAAGATTGTCAAGTTTTAATTCAAGGGGCATGTCTTTTTGCAGAGGTGTTTTTTCAGAAACTTCAGATTTCCAAATAGTATATGCGGCTTCAAAAAGCACTTCATCGGGATTAATTTCGGTCATTTTAAACTTTTTGATTTTGTTCCGGCGATAACCTAATTGAACTATTGCCAATTTCGCATCAATTCCTAAAGCCATCCGGTACGCTGTTACTTGGATTTTGTGGGGCGGCCAGATATCAGAACTGGTCTTAAAATCAACTATAAAGTCTTGTCCCTTAATTTCGCATAAAAGGTCAAGTGTTCCCGCAAACCTGTCATCGGGTGAAAAGACAGTATGCTCGGTAAAGATGGCCTTTGGCTTATACTCGTTGTACCAGTCCACTGCGGACATGACGCAGACATACTCCTCTGTGGTAAGTTCCCGGTCACCGACAATCGTGTTGTAGGCGATTGTACCGCCGCGGAGAAGGACATTCACCGCATTGTGGACATAGGTCCCGCGTTCACCGCCAGCCTCTTTGAGGGCCTGGGCTTCATCCCAGCCGTGATTTGCCAACCACTTGTAAAACGGCGTTGACTTCGGTAAAAAATCGCAAATCCAGGTGATGCTCGGAATCCATATTTCTTTACCGTCAACGTGTTTGGAATAAAACCTCTCATCTTCGGTAGTGATCTGGACGATCCCCTTCTCGGCATCAACTATTCTTCGCTCGTATTGCACAATTCCTCCTTGTCATCCCCCTCTTCATAATCAGCTATCTCAACGCACTCGCACGGTCCGTCATCTGGGCAGAAACGCCGACCGCAGAAAGAGCAGGTTGTCGTGAAACTGAAATCGCTCATTCTACGCTTGCCTCCCCGAGCACCGCCCCGACGATCTCCGGTTTTTCTTTGTAGGCGTCACGGAAAAACTTGATGGCTGTTTCTTCGTCCCCGGCAAGACCCCGATATTTGTTGAGTATTTGCGTCGCCTGTTCGATTGCGTTCATCCACTGGCAGGCTTCTCGGTAGCAAACACGGACATCAGAGCGAACGCCGTCAGTTGCTTTGATGAAGTCGTTATATTTCTTCTTGTCCTCGTCGTATTCTTTCTGTTTCCGCTCGTTCTCCTTTAATTCTGTGCCTATGGCCCGAACATCGGCCTCGGCATAAAAGGCTACCTCGGTAATCTGTTCTTTGTATGACGCGCAAGGCTTCAGCCACATAAAATTGTACCCGATGGAACTGTCGTAATCTTGGTCAAACGTTTGGATTTCCAGGATCGTCTTGGCATCCTCTATGCTCTTTACGTACAAATCTTTAACCTTGTAGACGATGGTTGTGGGCTTGATATCTGGCTTCGTTGTGTTGAGCGGAGCAGGCGGCGGCACTGTAGCGACGCCTTCAATCATCAATTCGACTTCAATAAGGCGCTGAATGTCCTCGTCGGTCCACTGTGCAACCTCTTCTTTCGTATACTCGTCAAACCTTTTCATTGATATTCTCCTTGTTTTTATTTACGATATCCTCCAAGGGCGTCTTCCGCTTCTTGTGCCAGCCCGAAGCCACGCGCACCAATTTGTATCCCCCCGGCAGGATCTTACGGGCCAGCCATAGCCGGAATCGCTTCATGGTTTCTCCACGAGGGCGAGGGCGACTTTAGCTTTGTCTATGATGCTCTTGTGTTCAGGGTCAAAAGTGCCGCCGGCCTCATACACCGCTTGATAGTAAGCGGCCCAGGCAACTGCCAAGGATAGAATTTCTCCCAGCGCCTCATACAGCGCGTCTCTCTGTTTCGTCATCTCGACAAGCCGCACCTCCGGCCTGTTGGCCCACTTCTTATCCCATGCAGCCTGGGACTTATCGCGGCGCGCCTCAACCGTTACGGGGTGGTGCATCTTGCAATAACCGTCTTCGGGATGCTCCGTCCAAACAGGAAAGGAACACTGACACATTTTGAAAGCTCCCCACTGTCCCACGCCCTTCACCGTTTGTTTACATTTCTCGCTCACTTCTTCACCTCCACTTTCGGCAGGATCGAGGGGTCAAGAGGGGTGAAGGACACAACTTTCCTGGGCGGCCTATTCTGCGAGATCGCCAGCAGGTCCTCAGCAATCTGGGTCCAGTTGTCTCTGCAACTCGCTTCTTTCCCCTTCTCGAAGAAGAACAGAGCGATCTTCCAGGGGAACCGCGTCTTGTCCCAAAAGGGCGTGATCTTGTGGGCATACGTGGTCACGGCCTCCTCGAAGTCCTTGGGGTAATCTTCCGTTTCGTAGTCTCGGCTCATCGTCCACCTCTCTTCTCCCTCAACCATAGCCCGCCTGCAACCGATAGGCAGATGATGCACTCGACGATTATAGCGATCATGGCGTCGCCTTCTTCGCCTTTTGCCGGTCCCGCGCCTTTATCAGCTTGTCCACCGCCTCGCGGATAAGAGACGACATCGTCGTGTTTTCTTCCCTACTTATTTCCCTGAGCCTTTCTTTCGTTTCATAAAGCAAATCTACTATTGTTGTCTGCATTTTCCCTCCTTGTTATATAGCAATCTATAACCGCTAAACGTAATAATAGCAGGGCTTAGAGATAAAGTCAAGAATTATTTTTAGGGGAGATGAAGATTTTTCTGAGAGGTTCAAATGCAGGAGCCGCCCCGAAAGACGGCCCCGTAACTTTGCCTATACATGATAGGTAAGCTGGTTACCAATTCAGCATGTATGCTCACGAGCTATATAGCCGACAACATGTCCACTGCGGAGATCATTTTTTTTCTGCTCCTTCTGTCTCTTTGCCTTGGGCGTAGCCCTACACCCGTAAAGAACCTACTACTCTCTGACTACCCTTACAGAAATTATCAGCCCTACCGTGCGCTCTGCCGCGTCTTTGATCCCGGTTGTCCCTGCCGACTGCGAGTACAGGCCGTTAAGGATCGTTTTAAAGAAAGGTGGCTGTTTGTTCCGTTGACCCGGTCAGTCGGGCCGTTCGGCGGTCGGGTGAGACCCGCCTGCAAGGTTTCGGTGAAACTATGTTGCACTGCCGATGAAGACATAGGATTATTGAATATCACAAGGGGATAGAAGAAGTCAAGAATAAAGTGATAATCAGCGAAAGTTGAAAAATAGGCTTGTGTGTTGAGAGGATGTACGTGTATGGGACCCAGGGGAGGGAGCCCGACGCTCCCCCCCTCCCCCCTACCAGCCATGCCGGAATTTTCCGACGACAACCAAGCACCCCCCTACTATCTTCTTTTGGGGGTCTATCTGGGGGTATGTATGATTATGAAGAATCGTAAAGGTTAATGATAACGGGGGCTTACGTCGTCTATTAGAAGGATGACACAGCCTTACCGCTCATCATAATCGATGATCTCTCCCTCAACAGGGGGGGTGAATGAACCTGAGAGGCGATCAAGGATTGATTGAGCGGCTGCATCCGAGAAGTTGTTGACTTGGGTATTGAAGATCTGCTGGACAAAAATTGACGGTGCGGGCGAAGCGAGAATACCCACACTCTCAAGCACCTTTATCGACGCCCGATACCCATGCTCCCTGAGTTGAAAATCCGTCTGAATATGAGGTTTACCCTTACCATCGATCACAATCTCCGCCTTATCCCGATAGTGCTCTATTGCATGAGCTATATTGCCGGCCGACTTAGACAACCATTGCTCGGTAAGTTGCGCCTGGACAGCTTCAATGGCGGCCCTTACCTCGGGGTTGCGAAGACGGCGCTGCACGGTTGCCGGAGATACACCTACATGGGGCGCAATCTCCCTGGTAGACTCCCCCGCTGCCGTCCTCTCTATGATCTGCGCCTCAACCTGCGTCATCCCTTCGTTTACGCCTTTTCCGCATCTTTGTCAAGTAGTTTCGATCTTTCGCAACTATGCCAAAAAATCTTTTGTGGAGATGAAAATAACTCTTGACACGATGATAAGCATGGGTTATATTATAGGTATGATAAGGATAGATCAAACACAAAATCAAACGGAGGAGGATGAAATGAACCAGAATCACGGCACTGACAACAATCCCAACCACGACGTAACAGAGACCACGGTCACGCTGCCCAATGGCAAGACCCAAGTTTTTAAGACAGCGGCAAACGGCAACGTGTATCCCGCAGGATCCTCGCAATTTTGGACGACCAGCCAGTTCACGGCGGCCCTTGACAAAATGAGAGCAGCAGGAGCTACAGTCACGGAGGCGACATTATGATGACGACAATCAAGACCGCCAAAAGGACAAATGGATGGACGGCGCTCGTACATTTCCCCTGGGGGGCGCTGGTGAGAGTAATGGGATACGCGACCAAAGCCGACGCCGTGGCGGCGGCGCAACGGCAGATCGACCGCAAGCGCGCCTATACGCTCGATAGGGATATGTAACATGACCGACACCACGATCATCCAAATTCGTAAAGTGCCCGCATCTGTCCACCGCGCCCTCAAGCATGCGGCGACCGACCAGGGCAAAAGCTTAAACCGATACGTCGTGGACCTGCTGACCCAGGCCATGAGCAATAAAGCGGGGTAAAAAGGAGGGCCAATGACCGACGACCTTATCATCGCAGTTACGCCTATGGGAACTATCATCGGAAAACAGAAAGAGGGGAAGAACGGGTTTTATTTGAAAGACCCCCGCATTGTCTTCCCGGTCCAGAATCCCGAAACAGGGCAAACGGCTCTTGGGCTTCAACGGCTCCCCGGCAACCCCTCCTTGCTTTTTATCCCGAGTTCCAACGCTTATTACGCGCCGGACGACGCGGCATTGGCTGACGCCTATCTGCGATCCACTACGGGCCTCGTGCTGGCATCGAGCGGGAGCAACTGACGTGATTCCCCGCATCGTCCCGCTTCTTGTCCCTATCCTCCAATCCGGCGATACGGTTTGCCTCAAGTCTCCCCGGAATGGCGGGCCTATGGTCGTGATCGACCACCGGCTTTCAGATGATCGGGTGATGTGCGAGTGGAACGAGGGGCTTGATTCCGCAGGTTTCGATATTGCATCGTTGCGATTTATCGAAACTACTTGACAACCTCATCGTTAATGTGAAAGAATGTATTCTACATGACGAGATCAGACCGACAGCGAGAGATCGATCATGCCCTTCCCGGCAGCGTAGTCCTTTCATGCGGCTCTTGCCGTACTGTTTACATTGTCCCCAAAGAAGATAAAGAGGCGTTCGGTCATTGCTTTTTGTGCAAGCGTCCTACCGTCCTCATAGGTGAGAATTGAACGACGACAAGAAACAGAAGCTTTTAAAGGTCCTCCAGGACGCGGAGAAAGAGAAGCAGACGGGGAGCATTACCGTTCATCTCTCGCAGGGCGGCATTACGCAGATCGAGCGTCGGGAGATTGTCAAGTGAGCAAGAAAGATCGCTCCGAATCAGAAGCCGAAAAGCGGCGGGGGAAAAAGCTAAAGGGGTGACAACATGAAGAAGAAAATGATTGTCGAAGACAAACACGCGAAGCCGGGAAAGAAGAAGGGAAAAGAGAAAAAGAAGACCGCCCCCCTGCCTCCTTCCGGCAAAAGAGGGAGAGCGTAACCCATGCAGCCGACTCTGGTCTTTCAATCTGCCGGCGAAGGGGAAATCAACGTCCAGTATAGCGACACCCTTCAAAACAGCGCCATGACGCTTGACGGAAACCTTTTAGAGCCGCCTACCGGAAACTTCATGAACTTCACCGGGGGCGCAACCGGACTTGCGGCCAATACCCGAGCGATAGCCATGGGCAGCGGGGCGGTAATTGCCATTGTCGCCGTCGTCGTCACGGCCGGCACTCTTGGCGACAGCACGGCCCGGGGCGTCATCTTCTTCAACAAGGTTTCTGGGACCATCGCATCGGGCGATACCTTCACCTATTTCACTATGCAGGGTCTTCCTCAGACATGCCCAATGAACCCGGCAAAGTCTGTGTCCGTGTCGTGTGAGACAAATGCTATGAGGTTTACCGTGTCCGGCGTGGCTCCGACAAACAGCGCGGGAACCCCGGCCAACTTCGGACAGGCGCTTCCGGCAAACGCGAACATGACAATAGCCGGGTGGTCTTCCGTCAAGATGTTTTCGTGGATAGCCGCCGTGTCGGGAAGTTCGCCTCTACTGAACGTGGGAATAAATTTTTGATCGACTTCAAGTCCGTTCTCTCAGAATTAAAATTCTCCAACGACGCCGAAAAGGCCGCTGCGGAGAAATTTCTACAGGAGAACATCACCTGGCTTCCCTGGGATGAGGAGATCAACCCAAACCCAGCGTGCTTCCGATATAGCTCTATCCTCTTCAACTGGCTTATCACCGCTTCTTACCGCACCGTTCTTCTTGCGACTGGAAATCAATGCTTGAGTTACAATACTGAAATAGAAACAACCGGAGGATCCCAAAAAATAGGGATGCTATACGATCAAGGAAAGTCAATATCTCTCTATGCATGGAATGGAGAGGCTAAAATAAAAACATGGTCCTCTGCACCCGTGAAGAAAGGCCCATATCCGTGTTATAGGATTACTTTTTCAGATGGTCGTTGGATTGAAGGCGCGACCAATCACAAGGTTTTTTTCCACGACGGCGATTGGCTATCCCTTCATTCGATTTACGTCTCCTCTCTTTGCCTTCGGGCGTCCAATTTGGAACCCTACCCTTCAATTCTTCTTTCAGGTGAGCTGCATTGGTCTGAAAAACAATTAGATTGTCTTCGGAGTTATTCTCTTTATCCCCGTCGATGTGATGTACAACCTCGAATGGAAGTAGATGTCTCCCAAGCTTCTTTTCCATCACAAGCCGGTGTTCAGCAACGTAGTGGGTTCCTTTTTTCGGATATGGGTGGTCTTCAACCCATACATGCCAGTATCCCTTCATTTTTGTTCTCCCCCCTTTCCAGTCGGGATGCCCTGGGCCACTTCGAGGCCCCGTTCTCTGCGTTTTTATGCCACGAATCTTACAGAGGTGGTAGACTGTTGTCTCGTGAATTCCAAGAGACTGTCCGACTTGCTTTTGGGTCATCTTATCAACCTCAATCAATTGGCGAATCTCGTTTACCACATGATCAGGCGTCTTATTGTGAGCGATTTTCGTCATTCGTGCCCTCCATATCTAATAGTTGTAATCAGATTGTATCATGCGTACCGGTTTCAAGTCAATATGTCTACGATCTAACCGTACCGTTGTTTCATAATTATTATGCGGGTGGTTTGATTAATCATAACACGGGAAAAAACGATTGCGTGGCAATGGATTGGTGGTGGAGATTCATGGGCCGCCATCCCGTGGCCTGGAAAAATATTCATCCCGAAGATCGAATTAGGACGTATCGGATATGCGGCGAAGTCCTCCCGACAGACAAGTCCGACGCAGAAAAAAAGTGCTCCACCTACCCCGCGATCATGCGGCGTTTCCCCCGACAGTATCTCAAGAAGGACGTGACGATCAGGAACCCCGTGCAGACATGGCGAGATCCGCAGGGCGGCCCAGACATCTACATCGAGTATGTTTCTTACGGCCAGAGCACGCAGGCTCAAGCGGGCGTCCAGAGGAAAGCGATATGGATTGACGAGGGCCCCTCTGTCGAGTTCTACGAGGAACAGCGCCCCCGACTGGCTGCGGCGGAACAGGAGCGCGGCGGCGACCTTATTCTGACCTATACGCCGACAGAGACGCAAGCGGGCTGGATATTCGACAACATCTATGACCGGGCGCAAGTTATTATGCGCTCTCATTCGGTGCTTCGGCGCATCTATGCAAGATCGGGAAAGAAAGAACGATACCCTACCGTCCAAAAAACGGACGTGGAAAGCGATATCGCCGTCATCATGGCTTCGACTTATGACAACCCGACCTTCAGCAAGTCAACGGTTGACAAGATCAAGAACGATTATGCCGACGAGGACGTGCAGGACGCCCGCATATGGGGGCTTTTCCGGCAGATCAGCGGTAAAGTCATGAAGAACTTTACTTCTCAAGTCCATGTCGTCAGCCTTGGTGACTTTTTCCCTGATGGCCTGCCTCATTCCTATAAATTTTTCCGGGGCGTCGATTACCACTCGAAAAACCCCTGGGCCTGCGTGTGGCTTGCATTGTCGCCCTTCAACGAGCTATTCGTGTGGGCGGAATTAAAGCCCGACCCCGACAAGATGGTCACCCACGACATTGCCCGCGCCATAGCGGAGACGAGCGGGGATTATCATTACGTCTTGAGCAAGATCGACCCTTATGCGAACGAAAAGCAGGGCAATACAGGTCTTTCGACCATAGACGATCTCAACCGGGCTTTTGCGCAATTGAAGCGCGACGGCATCGGCTCGGGCGGCTACTGGACCCCTTGGGACACAAAATCATCGAAGGGGCTTGAGGACTTTCGCGGGAGGCTTTCAAATTCCATGCGCGTCGGCCGGCCGTTCAACAATGAGATCGTGGAGAATAACCAGAAGGTTCTGCTGCCCACGATATGGTTCTCAAATGCCTGCCCTGTCGTCATTGAGTCGATGAAAAAATGGAAATGGGCCGAATGGGGCGACAGGGATAAGCTCGTCTCGAACGACCCCAAGGGCAACAAGCTCGGAGAACGGGAACAGCGGTACAGCCATTTTCCGATCACCATTGAATGTCTTTTAAAGTGCCCCGAACTGGCGATGGCGAGATTTAGGAACGAGGCCGACAAACCCGCGCTCAGACAAGGGAAGAGGTATTTCAACGCAGGGGCGAGGAGATAGTATGCCGCTCTATGAGATGACCTGCTACGAATGTGAGAAAGTGTACGAGGTGCAGCGGCCCCTGTCGAAGTTTGATGAAGAGGTGAAGTGTCCTCATTGTGGAAAGCCCTTGTCCCTTCACGTTTGCCCTGTGAGGTTTAAGATTGGCCGATAAACAGACCAAAAATTCATTCCTTGCCGACCTGGTCTATCAGAATTATCTCAATTCAAAGTCTAACCGCGACGTGGACATGGCTGAGTTCGAGGCGAACATCGACCTGTTCGACGGCAAGAGAACCGAGAAAGATTATGAGTGGATGAGCGACATTTCTACTCACGACTATGCGGCCATTTTCATCACTGAGGCGTCATTGTGGGCGAATCAGTATTTTCAATCTCGCGACTTCGTCGACCCTATTCTCGAAGGCGACAAGCCGGAAGACGCGGTTAAGTGCCGGGCGGCCAAGAAGTGCATCAATAAGAGCCTTAATGACCGGGGCATCTACCACTTTCAGAAGTATATGAAGGCCAGGACCCTTAACGCTCTCGCCGGCAGCGTTCATGCTATCTGCTATTGGGAAAAAGACGTAGAGATGAAAGACCGGGGAGAAAAGGAAATACCCGCCGTTGTCTGGATTGACGAGATGGGCAAAGAATCGGCAAACCCCACGAACGTCCGCGCCATACGCCCCAAGAAACAAAGCATCACCGAGAAGATCATTCGCAAGGATCGGTTCAACTATGATGTGATCGACAATCGGAACGTCTTCTACTCAAACAACTATTGCTATTCCATCCAGGAGAAAGATTACCTCATTTTTCGCTCGGAAGAGACATACGAGACGCTGAAAGGGACGGAGAAGCAGAACGGGTATTTTGACTTAGACAAGATCAAGGAAATGGCTTACGGCCAGAGCCCCTCGGTCCACGAAACCGATACATCCCGAGAGACCTACAACCGGGAGGACCAGCAGAACAAAGATCCCCGGCCTATTGTCAAATACTTCGACAAGCTCCTCTTTATGGGCAAGATATGGGCGGTCATTAAGACGAGGGACGCAAGCGGCTATCCCGAGAAGATAGAAAACGGCTTCGACGAAGTAGGCAATCTCAAGGAAAACGCGGAACTTATAGAGGGCATTATAGAAGAGGCTTTAATGGGCTCCACAAGAATCATCATCCGCTTTCAACCTCAGTTTTGCCGGACATCGAAAGGCGTGCCTTACCGCCCCGTGCTTCGCGGTCTCTGCTACATTCACCCGACCAGGGACGTGGGCGTGGGCGACGGCAAGTACAGCCGAGACTTGCAGGTGTCCATTGACGACACAATTAACATGAGCAATGACCGGGTTCATATGGCGACATTCCCCACTCTTGCCGTGAAGCGGTACGTGGCGGAAGACAATGACTCCGTCTATTTCGAGCCCGAACACATGATGCTTCTTGATGACCCTGAACACGACATAAGAGAATTCAGGATCACTGATAACGTGCAGGGCGCGATGGCACAGGCGGCGTTTCTCACTGGCAAGCTCCAACAGCTTCCTGCCGTGTGGCCGACGACGATGGGTAACCAGCCCGGGCGGAAAGAGACGGCGACGGCAGTCTCCACGACGGAGAACCGGACGAACCTGCGGTCAAATTACAAGTCTCTCACCTTTGAGTTCACCTACAACCTCGACTTCTATTGGATGATCCAGCAAATGATTTTTCAGTTTGCCGAGCCGGAAACTGCGATGCTCCTCATGGGCGATGACGCGCAGCATTTTGACCCCGACAGCGATTACGTATATCAGCCCGTGAGCAGCAATATTGAGATGGAAGCGAACAAAAGCAAGAAGGTTGGGACGTGGCAGCAAATCTTGAATAGCATTATCGGGATGAAGTCGCCCGCCACGCCGCCGATCATCGCCTATATCATCGGAAAGATGTGCGAACTGCAAGGCGCGGAGTACCGGCAGGTCCAGAAAATGCTCGAAGCCCTCGCCAAAGCGCCCGTTGATCAGGGCGGCGAGAAGGGAGCGGATGCGAAGGATGACCCGATGCAGAATCAGTTTGGAGGCGAGATGAGTACGGCGGAAATGGGCGTTAGACCGGGGATGTGATGGAAGGCATAAACGCCGACGCCATGAAACAATACGTGTCGAGCCTTACGAAGCGCCGGGCGAATACGCTCAAGCTCATGGGAAAGGACCATGCTGCGCTGACGGCTTTTTTCGATACAGAAATGGGCCAGGAGCTTTTCGGGTGGCTACAAGGAAAACACGAAGAATTGCTCACCAAGATAGCGAATATCGAGGCCGACGATAAGGCGAAGATCGCCTATGGCCTCGTTCATGAATGGCTTTTGTACTGGTCAGAAAGATATGATCGGTATCTCAAGGCGCTGAAAGGCATCGAAAGGACCGTCGAAGAGGAGAATAGACGCCATGCGATAATTTAACCCATACGGTCCTTGTGTAACCCGAAAGGGAGTTTTGCAAGCCGATAGCCAATCCGAAAGGATGAGGTTATCGGCTTTTTATTTTCAGGAGGCAGTCATGGAAGAACTCGAAAAGACAGTGGATAAGCAGGAAGAGACTGTTCCGCAGGATGACGATATGGTCACGGACGAACAGCTTGAAGCCGCCTATGCCGCTATCTCAGGAAAGGACGAAGTAAAACCGGTCGAAGAGAAGAAGGAAGAGCCTGCCGTCGAAGCGAAGACCGAAGAGCCGCCCGTTGTCAACCCCGAATTTAAGGCGTTTCAGGAGCGTATAGACGCCCTGGTTGCGGAGAATGAGAAGTTGAAGGGTGTGAAGCCTGCCGTCGAAGAGCCCGTTGTCGAGGACGACGAAGAGACGTTTGTCACCAGCAAGAACCTCGACGAAGTGCTCACAAAGCGTGAGCAAGCGAAACAATGGCAGATTACCGAGGCCAACGCGGTTTATCAGCAGTCCTATGAGGCGAGCCTCGCGCAGCTTGTGGCGACGGTCGACAAAGAAGTCTTTCCCGAAATCTTCGAGACGATGCTGTCCAACAACGGGCATAACGAGTTTAACCAGAGGCCCACGGGCAATGCCAGCGCCGACGCGAAGATCAACTTCGCCAACGCGAAAGCGCATGTCTTCATGCAGAAGGCCGGGAAGCCAACCCCGCGTCTTTCCGAAACGAAGACCGACCTGCCCACTGGAATAACCGTGAATAACCGAGATAAGGCGACGGAACAGCCGACTTATCAGTTTGACGAACATGCGCAAGCCCTTCTGAAAAACAGCGGCTTGACCGACGCAGAGATCAAGGAAGCAATGGAGGGCCCGGCGACGTTCATGTTTGGCCGCAAAGGGATGTAGCGATGGGCGACACCAGCAGATACCGGAAATATCTTCGATCCCCCGCCGTGCGCCAGAAAAGACGTATTAAGGTGTGGGGCGTCGATGACGATACCGGAAAATACATCCGCTGCTGGCGTTGCGGGTTCATCGTGGATACGACAAAGAGTCTTGGCAACCCCGACAGGACCGGGATAGTGCTTCTCGACTTCCCCGTTCCCTACACGGATGCACCAGGGATGGAAGGGTACGACAACGCGAGTTATTCGCAGGCCACGCTTGATTTTTTTGGCGGGCTTGGGGTCATAGGAACGGCGGTCGAAGAAGGGGTGACGGATTATTATACGCCCCGGGAATCTATAGCCGCTCAAGGCTGCCCCATGTGCGGCTTGACGAATTTCTGATCGGTAGCACCCCCGGAGACTCACGCAACCGGGGAATTTTGAGACTTGGAGGACACCAATGGAAGTAGTGAGACACCCCATAGACGTTATTTGGGCGCCCGCGGATTACACCGCAGTCACGACCTTTGAAATCGGCCAACTCGTGAGCAGCAAGACCGGCTCGAACACGATAGGGACGGACGGACTAAGCACGATGGTCGCAGCAGCCGGCGCGGTAGACACCACGGGGAAAATAGTTCCCTTTGGCGTTATCGTCGGCACCAACAACTACACTAAGAGCTTCGACGGCGCATCTACCGGCCTTTCTTATAGCTCGGGCCTGGAATATGGAACATCCGTCAATACCGGGGCGTTACAGAAGGCGAGAGATTGGAGGCTCGTTGAAGGCACCTATCCGAAGAACGACCCCCGGCTGTTTTTGAGGGTCGCCCTCATCGGCCCTTCGACGGTCATCAAAGCCCCCATCTTTCAAAGCACCTGGGGAACGGCGCCCACGGTTTACACGGCAAGCGCGGTCAACGCGACGGCCGGCCTGGGGTTCACGACCTCTGCCGCCCTTGCTCAGACCCCTACCGCATATAACCATACGTGGATGTGCCGGTCCGGGGCCAACGCGGGGCTTCAACGGCAAGCCTATGACGCGAGCACGACCGCGCACACTTTTCATGTCTACTGGCCTTTCACCGTCGCCATAGGCGATACATACGCTTTTGCGCCCCTGAAAGAAGTGGGGACGTGTGAGGCGCAGTTCGACAGCAAGGCTATGTTTGTGGACGCAGCGGGCGACTACGCGAGCAGCTACTACGTCATCGACATCTTGAGGCTCGACCTCAGAATCGCCGGGCAGGAAGCGGTGTACTTTAGATTCAACGCTGATCATTTCTGCAACGCAAGAGCATAAGGAGACAAGACAATGCCAGCAATGAGCCCGATACTTTCCGAACAATACATGCGGCTCCTCGACAAGAGGCTCCGCAAGGCATGGGAGCGGCCTTTCTCGGAACTAAACGAGATGGTTCCGCAGATTTACAACGTCATAGGAAGCGATAGCGCTTGGGAGGAATTCTTCGGCATCTCGTCTATTCCCGATGTGCCGGAGTTTACCGGCGTCCTCGATTATTTGGGCGTCTCTCCCGAATGGCTTACTCGCATCGAGCCCAAAGAGTTTGCGGCGGGCATCCAGATGGAAAGGAAGCTTCACGACGACAAGAAGTACAACGTTATGGAATCCTGGGTGGAAGGGCTCGGTGAAGCTCTCGTACGGACTCGCGAGCGGTATGCCGTTGAGACCTTCGTAAACGGGTGGAGCAACGCCTTTACCTTCCAGTATTCGGAAGAGGGCGTAGCGCTTTTCGGCGCGCATACGGAGAAGTCAGGCGCGTCGGCTCAGTACACGTCCGGCTTTACGAACAATGGCACTGCGGCGCTCTCCAAAAGCAACGTTGCGGCCACCTACCTCACCATGAGGCGGTTCCGGGGCAGCATAGGACAGCGTATTGAAATCGATCCCGACACAATTATCGTGCCGGACGCCCTCTATGATACGGCTTGCGAGATCGTCGGCTACGATCCCCGGAGTGGGGCAACGTCCAGCATGGACCCCAACAGTGGAGATCGCAGAATCAACACGCAGTACAAGCGGTTCAAGGTTATTCCTTGGCTTCGCCTGGACGATTACAGCACGAAGTCGTGGTACATGGTCGACTCCCGCCAGATGAAGAAACACCTTTACTGGCTGAACAGGATCGCCCGCGAGTATCACATGACGGTCGACTTTGAGAACTTCATGACCAAGCATTCCGTCTATGCAAGGTTCGGCGCGGGATGGGATAATTGGAGATTCGGCTACGGAAATCAAGTGACGTAGGTAAGAAAATCAGGGGCCGGGAATAGTGAGGAGCGAAACCGGCCCTACAAAAAGGAGACATAAGAATGGGATATTCTCACTTTCCCTACGGCATTACGAGTTTCGGCGCTCCGGTAGGGCTTCCCCCTATCATGGGCGAATATTATCACGTAAACCCCAATCTTGGGAAATCCGATAACAGCGGCAAAATCGATAGCCCTGTCGATAGTCTTGCCACGGCATATAATCTCTGCGGCGACGGCACGGGAGACGGGGTTGTGGTCTGGTCTTACGGCAGCACGACAGCCGCCACGTCTTCGTATCTCACGGCATCGCTCACTTGGGCCAAGAACGGCATCACGGTCTATGGCGTGTGCGCTCCCACGATGATCGGGCAGAGATCTCGCATTACGAACAAAAGCACGTCCACTAATCTGCCTTCGCTAATGAACGTGACAGGAATCAATAATTCCTTCTACAACCTAAATGTCGGTAACTTCGGGACCGATGCCGCCGCGCTTGGCGGGGTAATCGTCACCGGGTATCGGAATTATTTTGAAAACTGTCAGATCGTCGGGGCGGGAAGCGCGACCCCAGCGCAAACGCAAGGGGCAAACTCTCTGTCTCTTGTAGGTTCTCAGGAAACCACTTTTCGTAAATGCGTCATAGGAACCGATACAGTAGACCAGGCTGGCGGCGCGACAATTAATGGCGTCATCAATTTCCAAAGCGGCGTTGAAAGAGTAACCTTCGATCAGTGCACCGTATTGTCGTATTACAGCACGTCAGCCGCCACTTCTGGGGCGATACTCCACGTCGGTGCGGGCGACAGCATTACGAGGCCTGTCTATTTCAACAACTGCCTCTTCGTCAACTACAAGGCCGGGGCGCTCGACTCAAGCCCGCCTGCATATCTTGTGGTAGGCACCGCGCCGAACAACGGCGTCGTGGTCCTTAATTGCTGCGGGTATGTCGGCTTCAACGCTCCTGATACCACGAATAACAGGGTCTATGTTATCGGCGCCGTGGCAACAGGTCTGACCTCAGGCAAGGGCGTCAAAGCAGCGTAAAGAAATTCGGGGGGCTTCGGCCCCCCATGGGAGAAAATTATGTATTGTCATAAGTGTGATGTAGAGATCAACGCTTCGGGAGAATGCCCTACGTGTGGATCGATGTTGAAGTCGGTAAATGAAAAGGCCATAGCAGAAGCGAAAGCCATAGCAGAAGCAAGGGCCAGGGCGGATGCAAAAACTAAAGCCGATTTAGAAGCAAAAGCCAGAGCGGATGCCGCCGTAAAATCAGACGAAGAGGCCAGGGCGGATGCCGCAAAAGCAACAACGGGAATAAAATAAGGAGGAGTTATGCCGCGAACAAAGTTAACGCCCCAAGGAGACGACGAGATACGCTTCTTTTCCGAGACCGATATGAATACGAAAAACCCCGGCACGGTGGGATCATCTTACCCCGCGTGGTATCTCAAGGCGCAGCTTCGTTTTCTCAACACGAACATCGAGAACGAGGAACGAGAACTCAAATCCGACAACATTCCGCCTCAGAATATCCCTATCAAGCGGGCGAAAATAAAGAAGATGAAAGACCGCCTCGAAGCCATTCTTGAGGCGAAAGAGAACCTAAAGCCCAATAGGGACAGGCTCTCTACAATCATCGATGAGCTTTCCGGCAAGCTCTCGGACGTGATGTACCGGCGTTCCGATGAGGCGAAGGGCCTTGTCAACCCGGAAGATATCGTTGAGCACTGGTCGACGCCCTGTATCGAAATCAGCGGTGAATTGGCCAAGGTAGCTTTGACAAATGGCATGAAAGTCAAGAAATCGGGGAGCGGCGGCCTCATCAACGAGATCGACGCCGGGAAACTATGGAAGTTCTCGCGGGCGGCTTTAAATGAAGACACGAACCTCGAAAGGCTTAGGAGGGACTGATGAAAACTCATTTTGGCCCCGAACCCCCCAAATCAAAGACCAAGAAGTCGAAGGTGAAGAAGGCGGAGAAGCCAAAGGTTAAGAAATAATGGACGGCGCATATCTCACGGGCATGTTGATGACGATGCTCAGGGAGAACAGCCTTTCTTCGGCGTTCCCCCTGCGGACGCTCTACGACTATCTTTGGAAGGCTGCCACGCAGTTCGTGAAGAAAACGCGGTGCATGAGCGGCAATCAGGTCATTACGACTGTTGCCGGCCAGGCCGCCTATGACATGAACCCCGACTTCCTTCAATTCAATCTCATGGACAGCTATAACCGCTATTTCGTGCTGTTCTATGACGGAACGAACACGAACAGCATCTATTTCCGGGACTATTCCGCGATAATTTATGGCAACCAGACGCAGGCGGTCCCCTTGCCGTTCAACTTCACGAACAACGACAAGCCCGGCCCCGCGGCGAACATTACGGGCAGCGCGGGCAGCACCGGCCCCGCCCTTACTGACAGCGCTGCGCCTTTTGGAAAGGCTTTCGCCGGGGATATCGTCCACAACACGACCACGGGAGATTACGGCCTCGTCACGGCGGTCACATCCTCCTCGACTCTCGCCACGGCGATTCTTGATGACAGCGGCAATGTGGGCTCGTGGAACATCGGCGATTCTTATGTGATCGTTCCGCAGGGCAGAAAACAGCTTATTCTTGACCCTCCCCCCCTGGCGTCGGGGTGCACCGTCACCATCCCGTCATACATAAAGCGCCCCGCGCCAGTTTACGCGCCGTACGATTCTTACCCCTTCGATTCTCAGTACGCCCTTGCCCTCGTCTATTATGCAGCGTGGCTTGCGAAGTATCAGGACATGGAGCCGCAACTTGGCGACGCCTTCTATAAGTATTGGGACGCTCAGGTGCGGGAAGGTGTGAGGGACCAGCAAAAAGGGATGA